CTGAGACCTCACAGGAGGGTCTATCCGTGTGACAATTCATCCATCCTTTATTGTGATATGTTGTTGTAAACCAATAAGTTGGAATGAGTTCTTCTCCAAGTGCTTCCTCTAAGATTGGTTGAATTCTTTTCATCACAAAAGTAGAAGAAGGTGGAGCATAACAACACATTACATTACCTCGCTCAGGATCATAATGAGTTTTGAGACCACCAAGATCTCTGACTGCACCCATTAGATTTTGATACTTGATTTGTATTGCTTCTTCTTTAGTAATGATATTGGGGATATAATGCCAACCTTTTTTAGCAAATGAACTCATAGCATTCTTTATATAATTACTATGTATCTTTAACCGGGACAAACCTAGTCTACTCACGATTTGGTATTTTGTCAAGATGTGGTATAATACATAATAAAAAATACAACTCATATGAATTTCACAGTATACTCAAAAGACAACTGCCCATACTGCTATAAGGTCAAACAGGTATTGGAATTGACAAATAGCAACTATGTGGTTTATAATCTCGGTGAGGACTTTACGAAAGAAGAGTTCTATGCTGAATTTGGGAAAGGTTCTACTTTTCCTCAAGTGATTTGTGATGATAAAAAGTTGGGAGGTTCCGTTGACACAATCAAATTCCTCAAGGAACATCAACTCGTCTGATGATAACATAAATAAATCAGAAGACCACAGAAACCGTGGCGTTGATTTTATTCTTAATGGAGGTAAAAGAAAGCAGACTCAACCATTTCACATCATCTTTGAGAAGATGGTTTGCTTTCTAAATCGGGAAGTCACCATCTATTTCGAGTTTTCCTTTAAGTCAAGGAAAAGAAAAGTAATTTCCCGGAGAAAGAAAAATGTTAGCAATTAGTTTAGTATTTGGTTCATTCCTGACCGTTTTATTTCTAATTGTTGGACTTTTAGTTGGTTGGACTGCCAGAGAATACATGATGAATTATCGGGAAGTACCAAGACCTCACCCAGAGATGTTTGACGGGCAAGGTAACCTGATACCTGACGAAGTAATTGCATTTAATTTTGACAACTATCATGACTACGAAGACACCAGCGACGAAGACGACGAGTAAGGCAAAGACAACAAAAAAACCTGCCACACAAAGTTTAGATCTTCCAAACAATCCACTCATTTTTGAGATTTTTGATCTTGCATCAAAGCAGAGATCAAAAGCAAAGAAAGTAGAAGTTCTCCAAAAGTATAATCATGATGCTCTGAGAATGCTTTTGATTTGGAACTTTGATGAGTCGGTTCAGTCCGCACTTCCAGATGGACCAGTTCCTTATTCTGGTTATGCCGAACAGACAACTCAAAGTGGAACTCTTTCTACAAAGATTACGGAAGAAGTCCGTAGAATGTATGAGGTAGGCTCTTTCTCAATGGGAGCATCTGATACTGATGGTAAGACCACTCTTCGCAGAGAGTGTAAGCACTTCTATCACTTCATCAAGGGTGGCAATAATGGTCTGACTTCTATTCGTAGAGAGACCATGTTTATCAATCTCTTGGAAGGTCTGCACCCACTGGAAGCAGAGATCGTTTGCCTTGTCAAAGATAAGAAGCTCTCCGACAAATACAACATTACAAAGGAAGTTGTTTCCGAAGCATTTCCTCAAATCGTATGGGGGAATCGTGGGTAAGGGAATCAATATCATTAATGTAGATTGCGATCCTTCTGCCGCCAATGATAAGAGTCTTCCACGAGATTCTTATCTGATTACCTATGGAGACAATGGAGAACAAAAATATGATGTTGTTCAGGGTCTCCAATCAGATATTTTTGACCAGTATTGGGATAAGTATCGTGATGTAAGAGGACTTAAATGGACAGAGGGAACAGTGAACCCTAAGATGTGGGGTTATAAACCAAACGAAAAAAAGAAAAAGAAATGAATGAGGAAAATCTTAGAGATCAAATAAATCAACTGATTCGTAATGAGATCCAAGAGAACATTAATGAGTTCGTTGATATGAAAGACGAAGAAAGAAAATCTGGACTCGGATTTGTTGGTTCGGATGACAATAAAGACCTCACTGTAAGAATTCCTAATAAAGAGATTGATAAGATCATCAAAGAGTATAAGAAGATAAAAAAATATCACAAGTCATCTTTGTTTGAGATTAAGAAGCTAAACCAAAAGTGACTTTTGTTTCCCGGAATCGTCGGAAAAAATCCCGGCAAAATTTTGGGTCTGTAAGGTTTTGTATCATATTTTACAGAACTCACTTGCTAAATAATCTCAACAGGGGTATAATACCCTTACGTTCATCCTATGATTTTACCTCTCCTACTGGCACTTGCCCAACCAGAACCAAAAATGCTTCTCACTTGTGAGCAGTTTGAGTGGTTGTCTGAAAGGACAATGAGAACCGAATCTCTTTCTGTATGGAAGAAGATTGAGTTTATTGCTAGATATGCAGACGGGACTGATCCTGCCTGTTTCCCAGAGGTAGAAGAATAGGACGCAAGTAGGACGACGCGGAACGGATCGTTCATTCGCTATTCGCAAATAGCGAACGCAAACGCCGCCCGAAGGAACGGGATTTAACCATCTCATTTCTTTGGAGTAAAACCATGTCTAAAGTCGTTTATCGTGGTCAAGCATACGACACTGTAGAGCGTCGTGAGCAAAGACAAGCACAACAGCAACCTCAACAGCACAACGAAGCCTATCGTGGCATTAAGTTTGTCAAGGAGGACAAGTGATGCAGAAACTCAATTTCCTTCAACTCATTAAAGAGCAGAAGCAAAAAGAAGAGAAGCGTCATAAAGCAGTTCTCTGCATGGCGGGTCACTGCCAGGTAGGTAAAAAGTGATTAGTTTAATCAGTGGAATCGTTTTAGGTTCGACTGCATTTATGCTTCTCATTTATGCAGAAGTTCTATTGCTGAGTAAGTAATGCAAAATTACACATATCATTATGATGATATGGATAAAGATAACAGACCACCTGCCTGTTATCAGTTAAAATATAGAGGTTGCAACTATTGGTCATGCTACCTTGTTCATTTGGACGAGTGGTTTGATAAACTACTAAAGTTTGAGGGAGATTGACTCTCCCTCTTTTTTTGTGTATAATGGTGAGAGAGAAATCTATTCTATGGACAAAGACAAACTAAAACTGATTGTCCGTAATCTTGAACTGTTGGTTGATTCTCTGAAAGCAGAAATTTATTCTGATACTCAAAGTTACTTAAAGTATCAGGACTCAACACTACATGATTACGACGAAATCTTTGAGGACGATGATGGATACCCAGATTAAAGAGGAACAAAAATGAGTGTAAAACTGATCAGTGTGACGCCCGATGCCGAAAAGACGATGGCATATGTGGCACGAGTGTCAAATCCAGCAAACCAGGAAAATGATAATTATGCTGGACTTTTGCGTTATTGTATCAAGCACCAACATTGGAGCGTGTTTGAGCAGGCATTTATGACTCTTGAGATTGAGACGAATCGTGGCATCGCAGCTCAGATTCTGCGTCATCGTTCATTCACATATCAAGAGTTTTCCCAGCGTTATGCAGATTCTTCTCTGATTTCTGATTATATTCCTGTGCCTGATCTTCGTCGTCAGGATACCAAGAATCGTCAGAATTCCATTGATGATATTGGTGAGTATGAGAAACTGCAATTGCAAGGTAAGATTCAGGAGCATTTTGCGGAGGGTATGCGCCTCTACAAGGAACTTCTTTCTCACGGAGTAGCAAAGGAGTGTGCTCGCTTTGTACTGCCTCTGGCGACCCCTACACGCATTTATATGTCGGGTTCTGTTCGTTCATGGGCACATTATATTTCTCTGAGGTCTGCTAATGGCACTCAGAAGGAGCACATGGATATTGCCAATGAGTGCAAAAAGGTGTTTACCGAACAATTCCCCACAGTCGCAGAAGCCCTTGAGTGGGTCTAAATAAGACATATTATAAGAGGTGAAATTTTGGCAACATATCCTGTAGTGAATACAAACACTGGCGAACAGAAAGAAGTGACCATGAGTGTCAACGACTGGGAGCAGTGGAAATCGGAAAACCCTGACTGGATTCGTGACTGGTCTGATCCTTCTACTTGCCCACAACCTGGAGAAGTGGGAGAGTGGAGAGACAAACTAGT